GGTATCATGGCGTTAACCCCCGGCCCTTGGTCGTACTCATCGCTCAAATTATTTGAGACCTGCCCTAAGAAGTATCATGCCGAACGGATAACCAAAGAGGTGCCGTTCAGTGATACAGACGCAACCCTGTACGGGAAAGAACTGCACACGGCGGCAGAACTGTACATAAAAGAAGGTACGCCCATTGACCCAAGGTTTGCATTCATTCAGCCATACCTAGACAAGTTGAATGGCATTGCAGGCGATAAATACTGTGAAATCAAACTGGGGGTAAAGAAAAGTGATGGACGACTTGTTGCTTGCGACTTCTTCGATCCTAATGTGTGGTTTCGCGGTGTGGCTGATCTCGTTATCATAGACGGCGAGAAAGCATACATTGTAGATTACAAGACAAGTAAAAGTGCAAGGTATGCGGATACTAGGCAGCTGGCGTTAATGGCGGCGGCGCTCTTCCTAAAGTATCCTGAAATCAAGAAGATAAAGACCTCACTGCTGTTCGTAGTGTCTAAGGATTTCATCAAAGAAGACTTCATGGCTGACTGGGGACTGAATGTGTTCTCCGAGCTGAACGGTCTGCTTGAACAAAGAGCCAAAGCATACGAGAATGACGTATGGAACCCGATACCGAATGGGTTGTGCAGGCGGTGGTGTAAAGTATTGAGCTGTGCGCATTGCGGCAGTTAAGAGGATAAGTGATGGCTACGAAACCTAGAGACTACAAACAAGAGTGGAAAGCGGAAAAGAAACGGCCTGCTGAGCACGCCGCTACTATGGAGCGCCAACGCGCTCGACGCGCCCTAGACAAGAAAGGTGTTGACCGGAAGGGTAAGGACGTGGCCCATGTGAAAGCCCTAGCCAAAGGCGGCAGCAATGCCGATGGGTACTTTCTGGAGAGCCCCAAGAAGAACCGTACCTACCCACGCCTTAGCAACGGCAAACCAAAGAATACATACGCTAAGCCATGATAATTAAAGTCCAGTCCATCAGGCAGCTGGCAGGAGATGCTGGATTGCCTGAAGAAATTGTAGAGCGCCACATGGATGCGCTGTGTGAGTTTGCATTCCGTGTTGCCAAGCGCGAGCGTAAGTTCTGCAAAGACAGAATCAGGGCTTGGCAATTCTCAAGAGATTTGGGAAAATGCGAGCTGTTCCAAGTATTGGATGAAGACACAGCATACGATCTGCTGTAGATAGACCACCGAGTCATCACCGTAAGTGATTGTTAAAAAAGAGGTTTGCAATGGAGATTATAAATAATCGTGCATTGCTTTTGAAAACCCGTGATCCTAACAAGATCACGGAGGTCATTCCTAAGTCACATATTGTGAAAGAGGTGATGACCTTAAAAGGCAAAGGCTATGAAGTTGCGGTGTTCTGGTCATTACCGAACGCAAAGATTCTGCGTAACCTTGGGTTCAAGAACGTACCTTCTCCCATAGAGAGGCAATACGACTGGCCCGGTATGTATCAGCCATTCGCGCATCAACGGGTGACAGCAGGCTTTCTGACTATGCACCAGCGTAGTTATTGCCTAAACGACATGGGTACAGGCAAGACCATGAGCGCCATCTGGGCGGCTGACTACCTGATGAGTAAGGACGTGATCAAGCGCGTGTTGATTGTATGCCCTCTCTCGATCATGGATAGCGCATGGCGGGCTGACTTGTTCAAGACAGCTATGCACCGTAAGGTGGATATTGCCCACGGTGTGCGCGATAAGCGCATCAAAGTCATTCAGTCAGACGCAGAGTTTGTCATCATCAACTATGACGGCATTGAATCTGTACGGGATGAGATCGCGGCGGGCGGCTTTGACTTGATCATCTGCGACGAGGCATCGGCGTTGAAGACAGCAACTACCCGCAGGTGGAAGGCCCTCAACAGCCTGATACGGCAAGATACGTGGTTATGGTTAATGACGGGTACGCCCGCTGCTCAGAGCCCCATGGACGCCTACGGGCTGGCTAAGATGCTGAATCCTAGATCGGTGCCGAGCTTTGTCGGTATGTTCAGGGACAAAGTGATGCTCAAGATAGGCACGTTCAAGTACATCCCTAAGCCTGAAGCGCAGTCCATAGTGTACGACGTGCTGCAACCTGCTATACGGTACACGAAAGAAGAGTGCTTAGACTTGCCGGAGATGACATACACACAACGTGATGTGCCGTTGACCACGCAGCAGAAGAAATACTACGAGCTGCTTAGAAAGGAAATGCTGTTCCAGACAGCGGGTGAGGAAGTCTCGGCGCTGAATGCAGCGATCCAGATGAACAAGCTACTCCAGATCAGTTCAGGTGCAGCCTATTCGGATACCGGCGAGGTGGTTGAATTTGATTGTGCGAACCGGCTGAACGAGACTGTGGACATCATCAGGCAGAGCAGCCACAAGACGCTGATATTCGCCAACTTCAAGCATGCCATTGAGACAATCAAGCAGCACCTAGTTAAGGAAGGCATCAGCTGTGAGGTGGTACACGGGGGCGTCAGCGCGGCCAAGCGCACCGCTGTCTTTAACGACTTCCAAGCTACTGACCGCATACAGGCGCTCATCATCCAGCCAAAAGCGGCGGCGCATGGCGTCACACTACACGCAGCAAACACCATCGTATGGTGGGGGCCAATCACTAGCGCTGAGATTTACCTGCAAGCTAACGCGCGCGTACACAGATCAGGGCAGAAGAACCCTTGCACCGTAGTTCACATGGTGGGTAGTGACGTAGAGCGTAAGCTGTACGCAGCGCTCAGCACCAAAACTTTATCGCAAAATACCTTATTAGAGATGTATAGAGAGTTGACACAAGCGTAAGCCTGTGAGACTATACCCCTACGCCGCTGGGTTAGCGGTTGGTTAACGGAGAGTGTTATGACGATTACAGCAGAAAAGTTGGTGGATGCCTACGCCAAGATAGCAAGGCGCCGTACTGAAATACTAAAAGCGTTCGAGGTAGAAGACGAAGCGCTCAAGGCACAGCAGGCGCTAATCCTGAATGAACTGCAAGAGATATGCAAAGCACTGGGTGTTGAGAGCTTCAAGACACCGCACGGTACAGTTAACAGGGTTGTGAAGACACGGTACTGGACTTCGGATTGGGGGTCTATGTATGCCTTCATAAAGGAGAGCGACGCCTTTCATTTGTTAGAGCAAAAGCTGCATCAGAGTAACACTAGGAAGTTCTTGCTGGATAACCCAGATATGCTCCCTCCGGGGCTAAACTCTGATAGTAAGTACGTAATAACCATTACCAAGAAATAACATGAGCATAGACATCACAACAGAACCCACGGCTTCGATCTCAGCCGCCGCCGAGTTTCTCGGCATCTCAAGACAATCGTTACACACTTGGAGGAAAAAAGGTAAGCTACAAGACTTTCGTTACGGGAACACCGGACGTGTTTGTTTCAAATGGTCTGATCTTCAGGCTCTAAAAACTCTAAAAGATAAGGTAGGTGAATAATATGGCTAATGAAATTTCGATTTTCCGTGACGCTGGCGCTGCAATCCCGGCACATCTGCAAGGGGTAGATGACCTTACCCGCAAAATGATGAGCGGCTCTGGTAGCAAGCGCATATCCATCCGTGGCAGTGTGTTCCGTATGATCGTTGATGGGCAAGAGGTAGCGAAGAACGAAGACCGTTCGATGGACGTGGTGATTGTGAATGCCGCAGACCACACCAGCCGCTCGTACTATGATGGCGTCTATCAGGAAGGGCAGAATACCAATCCGGTCTGCTGGTCAAATGACGGCATAACCCCTGACTCTCGCTCAGAGAACTTGCAGGCTACCAAGTGTGCAGACTGTGCGATGAACATCGCGGGCTCTGGGCAGGGTACGACAAAGGCATGCCGCTTTAGCCGCAGGCTGGCGGTAGTGATGAGCAACGACATCGACAACTCTGAAGTGTACCAATTGACGCTGCCTGCGCAGTCTATCTTTGGTAAGGGCGAGAGCGGTAAGATGCCGCTTGGGCAGTACGTCAACTTCTTGGCTGGGCATAACCTCAGCATCCGGGGTGTGGTTACCGAGATCAGGTTCGACACCAATTCAGCTACACCAAAGCTGACTTTCCGTGCAGTGAAGCCGCTATCGGAAGCGCAGTATCTTGCCGCGACGGAGAAGGGTAACAGCCAAGACGCTATCAATGCGATAACGTACAACCCAATGCCTAATACGAGAAAGGCTGCGGCGCCTGCAGCAAGACCACAGTTTGTAGCGAAAAGCGCAGCGCCAGAAGAGCCCGCTGCTCCTGCTATTCGGGAGAAGAAAGCGGCGCCTCCTCCTGCTGACCTAACTGCTGTGATTGATACGTGGGGTGATGACGAGTAGAATCGTCCTCCATTTGTCGGGGCTGCGCCTCCTTGCAGCCCCTTTCTACCCACAACAATAATGCAGGTCTGTATGTCGTTTACAAGGAGTGATTTTTTTGAGCATGTGCTGCCTTCAGTAGGGCACATATGCTTAGTTGGGTTGTGGGCGCATAAGAAGGGGGACGTTGTATCAGACTTTCACCCTATCGAAGACATCTATAACGGCGTACTGGATGCCAGAATAGACGAGCTAGCTGCCAACGGGCGTGAGGTTTACTTCGGTTGTGCGACTTTCAAAGACCCTAGCGAACAGCGCACCGCGCGCAACGCTGTAGGTTACAAGTGTTTCCGTATAGACATAGACTGTGGCCCCGGCAAAGACTACGCCGACCAGAAAGAAGGGCTGAAGGCTCTTCAAGAATACCTGCTAGCGATTGGATTACCTACACCTACCTTGGTCAACTCAGGGCGTGGGTGGCATGGGTACTGGGCGCTAGATGAAGTCATCAATTACAACACATGGAAGTTCGTTGCTGACGCACTGAAAGCCTCGATGAGGGCGCTGAATTTCAATGTGGATGCCAGTGTGACCGCTGACGGGGCGCGCATATTGCGCATACCGGAGACGCTCAATAACAAAGACAGCGCCAACCCCAAGGCTGTCAAGATCGTAAAGGTTTCAGATACTGTCGATCTGGAATACATGAAAGAACAGTTAGGCGAGTACCTGATCGGTACTCCGATTGTAGACAAGCCCCTCGGCTATGACGGGGTGTCTGCGGCAGATGACCCCCTGATGGCTAAGCTCTTAGCCAGCAGTGAAAAGAAGTTCAGCAAAGTGCTCAAGTTGAGCCTAGAAGAAAAAGAAGTCACCGAGAACATAGAAGTCATCACAGAGAAAGACGGTGTGAGGACTACGAAGACGGTAAAACAGAAAGTCCTACGCAGCGCTGGCTGCGCTCAGATTGCATACATTTACAGGGATCAATCGAACCCTGCTTTTCCTTACGACCTATGGCGGGCGGGTATATCCATTGCAGCAAACTGCTCTGATGCCGACACTGCAATACATGATATATCTCGTGGCTATCCTGAATACGACGAGCTGGGTACGATACGGCTGGCTGAAGGGACTAAAGACAAGCCTCAGCTTTGCCAGACATTCCAAAGCCTCAACCCAGAGCTGTGCATCACCTGCCCCTTAAAGCAGGCTGGGAAGGTCAAGACACCCATTCAGTTAGGTATGTCGCTGGTTGCGGCTACGCCCCTTGATAACATTCAGGAGGATGTGTGGCACCAAGACTTGAATGAGCATGTG